CGCGGGGGGGCAGCCGCGCGCTCGCGCTGAGCGTTGGCCCAGGCGTCGACCCGGGCCTGGCGCTCGGCGCGAACGATCTCGCGGCGATCCTCGATTCGGCGATACCCCTCGACGAACGCTCGGCGCTCACGGATCCGGCGCTGGTTGTCGGTCTCGCGCCGACGCCGACGGCGAGGACGAGGACGAGGAACTCCGTCACCGAACATCAGGGGTACCTTCTTCCTCGATCGTCCAGCGCTGGCACGCCGCCTGCCACAGCTCGTCGAAGACGTCCGACGAGCCGTCCTTCTCGGGGGAGACGATGATCGTCACGTCCCCCTCGGATGGGGTGTAGCTGAGGACCCCGGTCAGGTTGCCTCCGGTGTCGTACCGGAGAAGGAAGTGCGTGGAATCCGTCCACAGGCGGGTGATCCCTGGGGCGCCCAACTCGGGGAAGATCTTGCATACCAGTTCCCACGTCTTTGGATCCACGACGCCTCCTAAGTGTGTGTAGGTTAACTGTATCACACACACACAGTAATAACTCAGCGCCGCGCCGGGTAGCGCGTAGCCAGCTTGCCCGCTCTCCGCGCAGGTACTCCGGACTGACTCCTGCCACCGGGGACCGTGAGCGAGGCCCGGCCGTGCTCGCGCAGCTCGGTGAGGGCCTGGGACAGGGAGTCAACCTGGTCGTCATGGGTGGTGCCGGGGAAGTCCCGCAGCTCGGGAAGCAGGATGTCCCGCACCCACTCGTTGCCAGGATCAGTCGGCAGAGGCAGGTAGACGTGCCCGCTCTCGCACTCGGGGGTCACCGAGCGCGCTCGCGCTTCCTTGCTGGTCTTGGGGTTGATCGGCTTCAACCCCGAGATCTCTTCCTTGAGGGTGTCGAGGATTGCCGGGCCGTTGGCCTTGGCCTCAATCAGCCGCTGGTGGACGAATCGACCGTACGGACCCCCGCCGTTGGCCCAGGCACGCATGGCCTCCAGGGTGCGTGTGAACGTCCAACGCCCCCGGGCCTGGGCGATCAGGTACCGGTTGGGTCCGGACTTGACCCACCGCTGGCCAACCACCCAGTCCGAATCCGCGGTCGCCGTGAACGCGCAGTCCCAGGAGTCGAGCCAGCGAGCGCCGGTGAGGGTCGAGGGGTCGAGGTACTGCACCCGTCCGTCGGCGGTGGCCCGGGAGGGATCGTCGGTCCAGTAGCGCCACCAGTCCGAGTTGAAGATCGTCCCCGAGGCCGGAGAGGGCCGCTGCTGGTAGAGCGCAGCCCAGGTGTACGAGCCGACCGACCGGCGCACCGCAGCGAGGCGCTCGACCGCCTGTTCGGCGGTCTCTTCGATGATCGGCGAGAGCAGCGGCTCTCCTGGCGCTCGCCCCAGCTGGTCGTTCTCCTCGGCAATCGCGGGAAGATTGATCACTTGCCAGTCAGCCGGGTCCCCGTCGTGGTCAGTGGAGAGCAGCCGGCCGACGAAGTCGTCCTCGTGCCACCGGGTCAGGGTGACGATCACCAGCGACGGGGGCTCCAGCCGGGTCTGGGCGACCGACTTCCACCAGTTCCAGACGGCGTCTCGGGCGGCCTGGGAGTGAGCGTCGATGAAGTCCTTGACCGGGTCGTCGATCACCAGGACCCGAGCCCCACGACCGGTGAACGACTCCCGGGAGCTGATCGCCAACAGCTGTCCGCGCTCGGTGGTCTCCCACCCGGAGACGGCCCCGGCGTCCGGTGCGATCTTGACTCGGGGTCCGAGCTTGCCCGATTCGGCCCATCGCCGGATCTGCCGGCCCCACGAGGTGGCCAGCGTCCCGTCGTGGGAGGTGAGCGCGATCGACCAGTCGGGGTGCCGAGCGCGGATCCACGCCGGGGTGTAGAGGGTCAGCATCGTGGTCTTGCCCGACCGGGGCGGCATCTGGACGATGATCTTCCGGTCGATGCCGTTCTCGACGTCCCGCACCGCGCGCACCATGACGTCGGAGAGGAACTCCAGCTGGGGGCGGGTCCGGAACGGCTCGCCCATCGAGCGGGCCTGCTCGATCGGTGACGAGAGAGGCGGTGCTGCCTCGACGGTGCGGAGATCCTCCAGCAGGGCCTCGGCCTCAGGAATCGAGAGGGACTCGACCAAGTCCTCCAGCTCGGCAGCAGACAGCCCGAAGATCAGGTCCAAAAGATCAACGTCATCCCCATGACCAGCCCCCGGGACTGGCGCTGGGATGGTCATGGTGATGCCAGGCGAGCACACACGCTCCGGGCAACAGCCGCCATGAGCTGTGGAGGAACGCTCATCCCCAGAACCCGGATAGCCAGAGTCCGACTGTCAAGCCCCGAGTAATCATCCGGGAACCCGCCAATTCTTATGCGTTCCTCAGTCGATATAAAGCGTTTCAGGAATGGGTGAAACTCAGAAGCACATGATGACACAAGAGTAGCCATTGTTCCGTTCCATGGGACTTTACGCTGAGAGAATCCTAATCCACGCTTACGCTGCTTATTATATGGATTCTCTAACTCACCACCATCTTGACCTGGACGTGCCAAGTTCCAGAAGACACGTGCCATGTCAGTCAATGCGAAATCCCGTGGAGTGCCGCTATTCAACAGATCATAGAAGACGTCAGCGATCATGACTCGGGGACGAATCGGCTTCGGCAGTTCGACTGGGGCCAGGCCAAGATCCCTTCTACGTCCGATGAAGAAGATCCGGCGCCTGGCCTGTGGGGTCCCGTAGTCATCCGCCCGCAAGTCCCAGAGCTGAACGTCGTACCCGATGCCACGTGCTGTGGTGATGATCTGCTTGACGTAGCCCCTGGCGTTCCCAACAAGCATCCCGGGAACGTTCTCCGCGATGAAGACCTTGGGCCGTAGGACGTCCACCAGATCGAGATAATCGAAGAACAGGCGATCAAGTACCTGCTCGGTTGCCCCCTCGTTGAACTTCTTGACCTTCCCCCAGGATTTCTCCCGATGACCGATCATGCTGAACGTCGTGCAGGGTGGGGACCCGTCGAGGATGTCTACTCCTGACCAGGCATCGACCAGCGCGGGGTTCTGAGCGACTTCCGAGATGCTCCCAACCAGATGCTCCGGTGGATGCAGATTCTCGACATACAGCCCCATCATCCGGGGATCGATGTCCACCGCCCCGATCACACGGCACCCGGCCAGCTTGTACCCCATGCTCGACCCTCCTCCGCACGAGAAGGTGCTCAGAACCGTCGGAGCGTCGGGTGGAGCGGGGAGCATGTCTCGCAGGGTCCAGGCGAACGGGCTCACCGCGGGCCAGTCCTCGATCGACAGGGAGGCCAGCGCCGGAGGGGGCGGGTACTTCTGCGACCAGCCGGCCGGGATCACCCGTCCCCCCGATCGTTGAACTCGAAGCCGCACGAGGGGCACCGGTGCGCGAACGTCACCTCGTCGAAGTCCAGTTCGGAGGCGAAGCCAGCGCTGCCCCCCTCGTCACCGTCCTCGACCTCCGGTCGGATCCGCTCCTCGGGTGGAGTGAGCCTGTCCAGCTTGGCCCTCAGCCCGGTAAGGGCGGTCTCATCGAAACCCACGCCGGCCAGCCCGACCTCCGGGGCCGCGTCCTGGGCAGACAACTCATCAAGGAGATCGAGTAGAGCCATGTCTACCCAGCCGCCCAACTCACCGACGCGATTCAGAGCGATCAGGGCGGCGCGAGCCTCGGCGTCGGTGCGCGACGACCACCCGGTGACCGCGGGGACGAGCCACGTGCCGTCTGGTGCGATCACGATCCCGTCGGGCGTCGGTGCCCCTTGGGTGCAGAGATCGAGGAGAGCCGCCTTCCGTCCGTGCCCGGAGATCAGGTAGCCCGTGCGCCCGTCGATGACCACCGGGTCAATCAGGGAGAACTGTCGCAGGGACGCAGTCATCGCCTCCGCGTCGTGCGCCTTGGGGTTCCGAGGATCCTCCCGCAGGTCGGCCAGGGGGATGTACTCGATCTGTCGGGAGTTACTCATCTGGGATCTCCACGTCCATCTCGGGCATCTCGACATCGCCATCGAGGGTATCCAGCTCCAGGGACTCCTCGGCCGCGTCACGCAGCTCCCGGAGACGTTGCAGCAGTAGCGCTCGCGCGTCCACGGCCTCGACCTTGGTCACCCTGCCCCAGCCCGCTCGATCGAGAATCGAGTTCGCGGCTGATTGCCGAGCACGGGACGTCGTGTCCGGGTTGACCATCTCTTTCGCCAGAGTCGCAATCGCCGGATCCACCAGGCCAGCGAGCCGGAGCTTGGCCTTGGCCTTGCTCGCCCGGGTCCCTCCGCCGTGGAGCCGGCAGACCTGCTGGCCGTGCATGGCCGGCGCTCGGCACAGCTCGCCCGTCCGACTGGCGTGCGCGCTGCACAGCACCCGGTTGTGATCATCGACCCGGGGTTGCATATCCCCGGACATTGCATACGCCCGAGCGATCCTCTGGTCGGGTTCCATGGGTGGAGAGTACCTCGCCGATCAAGGGCTCCCGGAGGTTGCGCAGGGGTTGCCCAAGGTTGTGCAGGGGGTTGGGAGGGGGTTGGGCGGGCATCAAGCGACCCCGTGACCGGGGTTGGTCACGGGGCCGGCGTGGGGGTGGGTGGTCAGACGAAGTGGTAGAAGCCATCCTCGTCGATCCCGGCGTGCCAGCCAAGGCGCTCCAGCTCGGCCCGCTGCTCGGCGCTCGCCTGTTCAGCTGGTGGGCCTGCACAGATCACGTCGTGCTCGGCGGCGATGCCCTCACCGACGTCCCCTGCGGCCTGGAAGATCTCGAACGCTCTGATCAACTTCTCGTAGGGGTTCATGATCGCTTCTCCCTTCCGGTGAGTAGGAGCAGCACGGCCCCCGCGTGGTAGCAGTGCGAGTACCCTCCGCCGGCCTTCTCACCGTGCGCACAGGTGCAGTTGATCCAGCTCAGTTCCCCGGTCTCCAGATCAAGATCAGCCGAGACGCGATACTCGGTATCGATCTTGTGCCGGAGAGACCTGACCTTCCATGGACTTCCCGCCTCTTCCCGCCCGGGCCGGACGAGACCGAGGCGGACCGCCTGCCTGGCCTTGCCCAGCACCGCAGCGCTGAGGTCGGCCAGGAAGGCGTCCGCGGTGAACACCGGGAGCGGGGGGATCTCAGGACCGGACACCGGCCAGTTCCTTCACCAGGGTGATGGCGGTGGAGGTCAGGGCGGAGGTGTCCAGGAAGGTCCGCTTGAACCTGGTCTCGGCGTTGTGCGACCGACGCCCGTGGTTCAGGTACTCGATGCTCGCCTGCACCGGACCCCACGCGGTTCCGGAGATCCCCTCACAGGTCGGGGAGGCGAGGAACCCGCGGACGACGTCGCGAGCTTCCTCGACGTTCCGGGCCACGCGCTCGGTGCAGGTGCTCGGCGCGGGCATCGGGATGAACCGGCTCAGGAACTCCTCGGTCTGCTCGTTGTCGAACGAGACGGTCACGAGGTGGTTGCCCATCTTCTGGTAGGCCCGGACGCTCTCACGCCAGCCGGCCAGCGCCTGGCGGGCTTCCTCGATCCGGTCGTGGACGTTCTTGGTGTGGGAGAAGCTGAACTGAGTCCCGCGCTGGGTAGCGTCCAGGTCCGCCATGTGCGCCGTGTTGGCGCAGACGATACGGGTGAACGTGGCCTGCCCGCGGAAGGCGCTGGAGCCGTCGTGCGCGTTCTGGAGGGCGAAGTAGGGGATCACGGAACCGTTGGGGTCTCCGATGATCTTGATGGGGTCGGCCAGGCGCAGCAACAGCCACACCCGGCGCCCGCCGGCCAGCGAGCCGCCGGTCTCGTACTGCACGGAGCCCTTGTCCAGGCCCTCGATTGCCTCGGCGATGTCGTACATGGTCGAGTTGTTCACGGTGACGTAGCTCGGGCTGACCGGCCCCAGCTCGAACCCGTCGTCCGAGCGGACGTTGAGCTTGGCGGTCTGGCTCTCCTCGAAGCGCTCGACCAGGCTCCCGTCGGCGCCGACCTCGACGACCTTGCGGTACAGCGGCTCGGTCACGGGCTCCCAGGGGTGAGCGATCTCCTGGGCCTGCTCGCGGGTGGGGTAGCTGGGCAGGACCGTCCCGAGACCGTGCCACATGGGGAGTCTTGTTGAAAATACCCCGTCGCGTTCTGTTATCTCATGCCCCATAATACGTTCTCTCCCTCAGATATCGCGCTGCTTTTTCTAGTAATTCCGGGTTATCTTTCATAGCCCCAATAGCCTGATTACACATTCCACACAACAACCCACGAGCTTTCATTGTTGCATGATTGTGATCAATTGCTAATCTGGTGTGATTACCAGTAGGCCCCCCACCACATATCTCGCACTTGTCACCGCACTCTTGCATTCGACGTTCGTACCATTCCATATCTACGCCATAACGCCTCAGAGACGCCGCAAGATTGTCCTTGAAGATATGTCCCGGCCTCTGCCTACGGATTCGCATGTACTCCGCCTTGCAGATCTTGCAGTACCCGTACCGACCATCTGGAGATCTCCCACCAGCTGGTTGGAGAGGAAAATCTTCCAGAGGCTTATCCAACCCACACCTGGGGCAATGCTTCGTTGTGTTCACTCTTATACTATAACAGAGAACACTCGCGGACTCCGAAGACGCCGTCCCGGGAGGTGATCTCGTGGGCCATGGCGGGCTCCTCTCGATGGGTGGGGGTGGAGTGTTCCTCCCCCGTTGTGTAAGACAACTGTAACACGTAAGTGGTCGGATGTCTAATCGGGAGGATTATTTCTTGCTGGGCAGCAGGGCCAGCGCGATCGCGTCCAGCGCCTCGGCCTCGCTCAGTACGACCGCCACCGTGGCCCCGGCGCGCAGCAGCCGGTCAAGCTGGGCGAGCTGGATCGGGGTAGCTCGACCCCGAGCGGCGAGCTTGCTCTCACCGGGCCTCCTGGCCTTGACCTCCAGTCCCAGCAGGTGGCCTCGCACGCACACCAGCAGGTCGGGGATGCCGGTCTCTTGCTGGGGGCTCCCGACGACCTTGAACACCCAGGACTCGTCCGGGTAGGCGGTAAGGATCGCCTTACGGATCTTGTTGACGAGAACCGTCTCTGGCCCTGACATGATCTCTCCTCTCACGACGAGCGGGCCGGGGCACGTGGCCCCGGCCCGCTCAGTTCCGTAGAAACGATCAGAGCTTGATGTCGTCCAGGTCGACGTCGTCTGTTGGAGTTTGGTCAGCTTCCTGCTCCACAGACTGGTCAGCAGCGCCTTCCCCGGCCTCGCCATCAGGCAGGAACTGATCCAGCCCGTCGCCTACCGGCGCGGAGGGGGAGACCTTCTCGGGCTTGACGTAGCCCTGCACCTCGGACTTGATCGAGCCGCGGTACGGCTCGCCGTCTGCCAGGTCAGCCTCCACGATCCGGTCGATCCAGCTCGCGGGATCGATCTGGAGCCGCTTGCGTGGGGTGGCGATGCCCAGAGCCTGGAGCAGGTTCACGGTCCGGAACATGGCCTTGCTGGTGAGGACCAACCGGTCGACGACCGTTGAGCCGTCGAACTCCCCGCCGACAACGGTGAGGTTCAGTGTGATCATCTGGTCACCGGCCTTGGACTTGTCCACCTCGGCGAAGACGATCCGGAGGCGGTAGCGACCGGGGTCGACCCGAGCACCGACGCGGTCAACGTACTTGGTGAGATCGATCGTGATCATTGGCATAGCGGTGGTTCTCCTCTCACTGCCCGGCCGCAGCAGCGGTCAGGCTCTTGGGCTGGTTCGGGTTGACGTAAGGCTTGGCTGGGATCCCGCCGATGCGGAGCACCTTCGAGAGCTTGTAGAGATCGACACCGGCACCGTTGCGGCCCAGCACGCTGGGGAGCTTCCCGTGCAGGTCGTAGGGAATTCGGGCCTTCGTCCGGTATCCGGGGTGGGCCCCGAAGCGAGCGGTGTGCAGCACGGGGATCGACTTTTCGTCGGCGCTGTCGTAGTCGGGGTTCTTCTCGGCCTGCGTCCAGAGGACGTAGTCGGGGCTGGCCAGGATCGAGGATATGGCTCCCTTCTGCACGTCGGGGAGTCGTTCCACGATCCCCTCCAGCTCGTTCTCGATGGTCTTCGTCTGAGCCGTCATGACCACGTGCATGGGGTGCTCGTGCTGCGCCGAGGACAGATCACAGAAGTAGGTCGCCAGGTCACCCATGACCTCCAGCGCCTGCCCCCATACGCCGAACGTGGCCGGCGCCCGCCCCCGAGCGATCTCGCGGACGGCGGTCTCGGTGTCCCCCTGGAGGAACCGCATCGAGAGCCGCTGAGCGGAGGTGAAACTGTCGATGATCACTGCCTTGTAGGGGTGGTCACCCCGGCGCAGAGCCCAGTACAGGGAGTCGATCTGGGTCACCGACGTGGGTCGCAGCACGGTGATGTTCGAGGCCCATGGCGCGCCGAGGAAGCTCTTGACGCCGTGCTCGCCGACCAGGTCGATGAACACCGTCGGGCCGGTCTGGGCGATCGTGGAGGCGATGAACGTCTTACCGGAGCCCTGGGGTCCGTACAGCAGCCAGGATCCGTAGTCGGCGCTGGTCTGACCGAGGTCGAGCATCGGGATCCCCAGGTCTGCGAACGGGGACACGGGCATGACGGTCACAGGTACCTCCGGTAGGTCTTGCGCCGACGTTGCTCGGCGCGTTCGGCGATCTCCTCCTGGGTGAGAGGGGTGAACCCCTCCAGGGACAACTCGGACAGGTTGAAGAAGTGGATCCCTGCGTCGAGCGCGGAACCGTACTGCGCGCACCACTCGGTTCCGAAGTACGCGATCATGACCTCCCGTGCATCGCGGTAGGTCCCGTGGATCTTGATAAAGCGGTCCCTGACGTCCTCACCGTGCGGGCCGATCTGCGCCATCCCGAACGTGAAGAACCAGTCCTGCGGCTCCTCCGGAGCGGCCTCCCGAGCCTTCAACGCCGGATCCTCGACGCGGGTCTCGGTCTGATTGGCGGGCATTGCTCTCCCTCTCGTCATCACTTGTGTGGGTCAAGCGTATCACACATTCACCGGGCCGAGTCCGACTCCGGCCTCTTCCGGAGCCCCATGCTCTCCAGGTCGTAGGTCTCGGAGGGACCGCCGACGAGGTGGGCGTGGCACAGCGGGGCGAAGTCGCACCAGCGGCAGGCGGCCCCGAAGTTCCTCCCGGCCACGCCGGTGGACTGGTATCGCTCGCGGGTCGTGCTCATGGCGCGAGCAGAATCCAGCGCTGCGATCAGGTGCGCTCGCACCGTGTGCGCACTCATCGGGGTCAGGGACCGAGCGAACCACTCGCCTCGTGCAGCGGGAGTGTTCAGCCTCTCGATGACCTGCTGTTCCGCGTGGTAGACACCTGCTCCCGACCCGTCCTTCTTCAAGCCGGGGTATTCCGGCGCGGTGCCACACCACCAGAGGTAGGTGGCGAGGTCGTAGTCGGTGGTGGACTTCGAGAGGGTTCCGGACTTGGTGACGACCGGGAGCTTGGGGGCGAGCATCCGCACTCGGTCGTAGGCGACTGCCTGGACCCGACCGGCGCCCAGCTCCGTGAGCACGGGGGACGCCCCCCAGGCGTAGAGGGAGAGCTGCGAGTCCAGCAGCTCGTCCGCCCGGGTGAACCTGTTGAGCGACTTATGGACCTTGTTGTCGCGGACGACGACAACCCCCCGGCGCTCGTCCCGATAGACCTCATCCACGTAGCCGACGAGGACGTACCGGCGCTCGCCCGCGACGAGACCGGTCTCGGGGTCGATCACCTCCTCGGTGTACAGCTCGCGCTCCCACTCCAGCTCCACCGCAAGCGGCCGTTCGTGCTGGAGGTCCGAGGCCCACTGTCCCCGCCAGTTCTCGTCCATCGACCGCAGACGTGGGGCTGGCGCCTCTCCGAGCCGCTCGGTCCAGGTCGCGCGGACGGCTGGGGCAGCGTGCTCCCACCAGTTGATCATCCGCTGGAGGACCGCTTCCGGGGTCGAGACCTCGGAGAAGGGGACCTTGCCCTCCGGGAGGGAGATCTCCTCCGGGGTCCGGAGCAGGGAGCCATGTGCCGTCCCACGGACGACGGCGTCAGCGGCGCGCAGCGCATGCCACCAAGAACCGAAGTCCCGCTCGACGGGGATGTCCTCACCCGAGTCCCCGTACGGGGCCTTCTCGATCTTCTCTACCCTCTGGAACGCCCACTGCGCCGGGCACAGCCGGTGCTGGCGGGTCGAGCTGTAGCTGAGATACACCGTTTCCATGATCTAATTCCCGTCCTCGCGTCGGTGGTGGGTGTGGGTTACTGATCTCCGCGCACGTGGCGAAGCATCGCGCGCTCCAGGTTGGACCGATGCCGATGGGAGGTCATGACGACCTCGTCCACGGTGTTGTGGGCGATCGCGTACCAGAACGTGACCGGCAACGTCTGACCGATGCGGTGCAGTCGATCCCGTGCCTGCACCAGGTCGTCGCGCTGCTGGGGGAGGGTGGCGAACACGGCGTGGCTGGCCGTGACCAGCTCGTTGACGGCCAGGCTCATGGTCCTGATCTGGCAGAGCAGCACGAGCCGTGCGGGGTCAGGGGACCCGAACCGACGCCGGTACGCCATGCGATCGGCCGGCGGGGTGTCGCCGGTGATCGTCATGACCTCGGTGCCCTTGACCGTCAGGGCCTGGGCCAGGGCGTCGATCTCGTCTCGGAACTGGGCGAACACCACGACCCGACGCTCTCCGGCCAGGGTGTCGTGCACGATCGACCGGATGGTCTTGACCTTGCTCGGTCCGGAGGTGATCTGCCGGAGGCGGAGCATCTGGGTGAGCCGGTTTGGAGCGATCACCGTCGTCTGCCCGAGCTGGGCGACGAGGGTGTCCTTCATCTGCTGGTAGGCCCGGCGCTCGCCATCGGTCAGGTTCACCGGGACCACGACGTCGGTGGTCGGCGGGAGATCCAGAGCGTCGGCCTTGCGGACGACGGAGGCGCGCTCGGACATGACCGCCTGCATCTCGTCGAGCCGCTGGAACCCGATGGCCTGCCGTCCCATCCACCCGCCGAGCTTGGCATACCGGCTCTCGAACGCCCCGTAGCTCATGGGCTTCCGGGTGCCGTCCTGCTGGGGGAGGGAGAACGCCTCTGGGTCCAGGAAGCGCCACTGGCCGTAGACGTCCATCGGGCTGTGCGGCATCACGGTTCCGGTGAGGATGATCCGGCGCGGGACGCGGCGGCCGATCCTCGCCAGCAGACGGGAGACGTTGGAGCTGGCCCCCTTGATCCGGTGGCTCTCGTCGACCACGACGACCTCTGGAGCGAACCGGGTCACCGCGTCGAGGAGCACGTCGGCGGAGGTACGGGAACCGACCTGTACCCGGGAGGAGAACGTGTCGAGGTTCAGGACCTCGATCACGAGGCGCGGGCCCTCGACGGCGTCCGGGCCCTGGCGGGTGTCGAGCGGCGCAGCAGTCGCGTCGGGCGTGGGCAGCGGGGAGCGCCCGGTGATGATGCGGCTCCGCGAGACGTGTGCGTCCCGCTGTGGGGCTGTGGTGGCGGGGGTAGGTCTGCGTCCCCAGGAGACACTGGATCTCGGCCTAGGGGCCTTGGCAGCCGTCTGGCGGGCGGTACGCGGGGAGTACGGGCGCCCACCTCGGGAGGCCAGAGCCTCGGCGCGCTGAATGATCGTGCCGCCCAGCGCCTCGGCCCAGAACCCGACCTGTGGGGAGGCCCAGGTCTCCATCTGGCTGGCCCAGGTGTCGACCGCTGCGAGGGGGCAGACCACCAGCACGCGGGTCTCGGCCTCGGGGTCGACGGGGCGGTGCGCACGGGACAGCGCCAACACGGACAGGAAGTCGATCGTGGCTGCCGTCTTGCCCGTCCCGGGCGACCAGAGGAGGGCGGTCGTCCCGCCGGTCTCGATCATCCGCTTGAGGCCCGCCTTCTGGTGAGCGAACCGAGCCGGCCCACCGGGGATGAAGACGGTCACGACGGAACCTCCAGGAGGGGCGAGTGGGTGCGTTGTGTGTAGTGCAACTGTACTACACGTTCGGGTGCTGTGCTACCAGGATGACGGCGAAGTCTCCGCCGAATCCTGGTGCACGAGGGGCGAGCACAAGATCAATGTCCGATATGTCGGTAGGACATTTTCGAGTGTCCTACCCCCCCTCCCTCTGCCATAGGACCGAAATCGGAGTAGTGGATCAATCACTCTCTGTTATACACGCAGATCAGAATGATGAGAAATTTCACTCGCGCATAGAGGTTTTTGGCGAGAGACCCAAACCCCGGTAGGACGTCCTACCGTCCTACTGTCCTACCGGGTCATACCGGGCATCACGGACGACTGGGACCAGCTACCACATAACAGGCACCGTCGATCTCTACCCGCTCGACCCATCCACGCGCTTCCGCCTCGTCGATGGCGTCAGGCATCCGAGCCCGACGGGTGCTGCGCTGCGCCTGGGTGAGGCTCCCCTTGCCGACCTCTTTCCAGGGCTCGTCCGCCTTCCGGTCGTGGACCTTGTTCCCGACCCACGACGCCATCCGCATGATCTCCTCGTCGACCACCTGGCGCAGCGCACGGTGGGAGGCGACGGCCGAGAGGGAGGTGACGCGGATCGTCCGGCGCTCCTCCTGCTGGACCTTCTGCTGTGACTCGACCTTGACCTGCTCGACGAGGTCATCCCGAACAGCGCAGGAGGTGTCCCACAGGAGGTGAGCCAACTCCCAGTCGACCATGGTCATGTCGGTGCGTCCGTCGAGGATGCACAGCAGGGCAGCAGCCTTGGCCAGGTGCAGCGGGCGGTGCCCGTTGAGGCCGGTCTCGTTGGCGCCAGGGCGCATGGCCTCGCGCCGGGCCTCGAACAGCTCCTGGCACGCCTCTTTCGGCAACCGCATCGGGTAGCGGGGCAGACGAAGAGGCATGTCCCCGGGCCACTCGGCCAGCTTCTCCGGGGGCTCGCTGTGCGCCGAGAGGAACAGGAACCGCTGCGGGGATCCGCCGCCGGCCTCGGCCAGCAGAGGCTGGATCGTCGCGCGCTGGTAGCCGATCACGAGACCGAGGGAGTACGTCCCTCCGGGGACCTCGCGCTGACGGTCTGCCGAGGCGTTGGTCTGCCCGAGGGTGTCCCCGATCCATGCTGTGCGCAGCACCGTTCCGATCGTGGAGCCGGATCGCTCCATGAGCCGGGTGAGGCCCTCCCCCTCGTCCACGTAGAAGCTGACGTTGGCCCGGACGACGGCACGCTGCTGGACGTTCTTAAATCCTGTACCGGAGGCATTCGGAATCTGGACGGTCTGCATCCCGTAGAAGGACTCGGCGAAGCCCTCACCGGTGCCGGCGCTCAGGGAGTCCTTGTACTCGTCGGCGATCGACTGGGGGACCAGGAGGAGATCCCGGGCGGATCGTGCTGCTACCGACTTCCCCGCCGAGCTGGTCCCGATGAGTGCAACGAAGGTATTGAGGCTCGCCAGGCCCTGGCCGGTGTCGACCCGGACGAGGGGGTTGACGAACGAGGAGATCCGAGCGAGCACGGCGCCGAGCACGGCGTCGGGCGAGCACATGCGGGCGTCCGCTGCTCGGCGGATCCATCCGAGCGACGGTCGAGACTCCCAGAACTCCACCGGGAGGTTGAGGTTCGGCGGCGGGGGTGGAGGAGTGGAGACCCAGATGGCGGGCTCCGGCTCCGGGGAGGAGGGGGCAGCAGCCGTCGAGGGCTTCAGGTCCAGGTCGACCTCGATCGAGACGGCCCCCGGGGCGAGGTCGGGGACCTCGACCCGCGTGGCCTGCCAGTCGGCCTGCCCCACGCCGAGGCCGGAGGAGGCGGTCCGGGCGAACTCGTGCTCGGGGAGGTCGGTGCGCTCGCGGAGGAGGGTCAGGGCCTCATCCCAGCTCCAGAACTCTGGCACGAAGTGCCCGAGGATCACCGAGGCTGCGTTCAGCGCGGGGTGTCTCTTGCCGGGGCCGGCGTCGGTGAGCGCCTGAAGCTTGGGCTCGACGAACTCCTCGGCCTGGTCGCGGGTGAAGGTGCGATCCCGGCCCCGACTCCGGTGGCCGTTGCCGTTGCTGGTCGGAGGCTTGGGGACATACGAGGTCTGATAGGCGTCGAGAGGGCCGGCGGCCGGCGGCATCGTCCCGCCGAGCTGGGCCATGAGCACCGCCGGCTCCCACGTAGCCCCGTCGTCGGGATGGATCAGCCAGGACGTCGACCCGGCGCCGGGCTTGTGGTTCACCGTGCCGCAGGGACGCAGCACATCGTTGTCCCGGACCTTCGAGGCGTCCCAGCCGGCGACCTCTCCGCCCAGCCACTCCCCGAGTGCGACGCACAGAGCGTGGTGCAGCTCCAGGGGGACCGACTCCGTGAGCCGGACGTAGACGTGCCCGCGGGGCGAGCCGTCCGCCGTCCGGGATCCAGAGGCGACGGCGAACCCACCGAGAGCCTGGACCCTGGCCAGCGGGACCGCGTCGTCGATGTCCGCATGGATGTGACGTCGAGATGCTGAGGATCCCTTCGTGCGCCGGGCCCCGGGCGGGAACGGGTAGGGGCAGCAATAGACGTCGAGGGCCTCGGACGCCGCAGCGACAGACGCCGCCAGGCTCCGCAGCCAGTCATCGTCAGACGATGCCGCATCGGCAGCAGTGAAGATTCCCCGCCCGAGGGGACGCAGCTCATCCCAGCCCTCGTCCCCGAGGGAGGCGTTACACAGGGTCAGGTGGACCTGGGGATCCACGCCGGCAACCTTGGGTCGGAAGAACTCCCGAAGCCACTCGTGGATCATGTCTGGCTGTACGTCGTGCTGCGGCATGGCGACCCTCTCGACCCCGACTTCTCAGGGCACCCTCTCGTGAATCCCTATCGTCGCCTCTGACCCAATCCCGGTGTTACCATGATCAGCGCGACGTTCATCGGCAGTGCACTCGCACGCAACAAGCCCCCGCTCTGATCCGAGCGGGGGCTTCGCGCTGTTGGGCTACGAAGCCCCGTCCGTTTCCTTGATCTTTTTAGCGACTTGCCGTCGGATCGCTCCGACCTGGTAGATCGTCATCTCGACGGCCTTGGCGACGACGACGGTGTCCACTCCCTGCTCCACGGCGTCGTAGATCGCTCGGTGATACGCGGCCTCGGCCGCATCCCACCTGGCGCGGGCCCCCCGGAGGGTGACCCCACAGCGCGCGATCACGTTCAGGCGAGTCTGTTGAGTCCGCGGGAGCGCTGCGAACTCCTCGCTGGTTAAGGCGGTCCAGACCACACCTGGAACCGGTGAAGTAGGGGGAGTACTCATCAGTGAGTCACTCCCCCGGCCTGCGCAGCATCACCTTTCGAGGTAACTCGGTAGACCAGCTCCATCTCTGGAAGTTGAAGCTGCCCCTTGGCATACCCAGCCACGAGCAGAGCAACGACCTCGCTCATCGTTCGACCTTCATACGCTGCTCTCATCTGAGCAGCAGACCATGACTCGTTTCCGACTCGGACAGACCGCACCGGGTCCGGCTCGGTCCCGTTCGGCCTCCGTCTACGGGTGACCATGATGCCTCCTTCATTGGGCGTGTGTAGGCAGAGTGTACCACACATATATAGCTACACGATCAAGATCACCTTCACTGTGCTCATGACTCCGCCGTCCTCGTCTCGGTAGTGATCTCCCACCAGCCGCCGTGGTCGCAGGGGTAGCAGCACCGGCAGTCGCGAACGTACGCAGGAGTCACCGGGATCGGGTCCAGGTAGACCTCGGTCGTCTCGTCGGTCAGGGGTCCTCCACAACGGGCGCAGCTCACCTGCGCCATCCCCTCGTCGATCGTCAGCTCCCAGCGATGATCTCCTGGCTTGCACTGATCCATCTCCTGACATGGGGGCCAAGGCCGCGAAGGATCCTCCGGGAAGATGCCTGGGCCACTCACAGAGATGGGGGTCATGATCCCTCTCCTTGAAAGCTGTCAGGCCTGGTGACCAATAGGTGGGGGAATCCCCACGGCTCCTGGGACTCCACGAGTACGGAACCGTTGCCGATCCGATGGAAGTCAGGGGATTGCTCCATGTCGTAGGGACCCATCGCTGGGCGCTCGAAGTCTCCCCGGCGCTCCGACCAATCGTGGACGATCTCCGGGACCCTCCACACCTCCTGGGTGTAGTACTTCCCACCCGGCTTGAACAGGATCACCTTGGCCTTCACAATCCTGACCTCCTCCAGATCTTGTAGCGCCTGAACAGGATGATCGCTGCTCGATCGAGTCGTCGGCTGTTCAGCATGATCCCGTTCCAGTTCCTCCAGTTGCTCTCGTCACGTAGCACAGCTCCGCCGTCCCGGGCCGCGCGTAGCAGCGTGAATCGACCGTGAGCCCGACGTGCCGTCTTGTAGGTCTTCACGTAGGGCCACATCACGGCCTCCTGCTGGTGTAGGCCCTGGACTCAGACGGCCCGATGTGCCGCTCGGCAGCCACCTCACCGCGGCCCTCGGCCGTGGAGCCTGAGGCCCCGCACGAGCACTCCCAGTAGTCCCGCTCGTCCTCGGTCTCGACATGCAGCGTGTGATCGACGTCCATCAGTGCAGGCTCCCCACATCCGAGAGGCCCCAGCGGGTGCCGACCTTCGCTTCAACTGCGAGAGGCACGTCGAGGTGGCAGTCCAGCCCGGTGAGCAGCTCACCGACGCGGACCATCCGATCCATGCACTGCCGGACGATCGGCTCCCACCGATCGGCAGGAGCCTCGATCACGATCGAGTCGTGGACCGTGGCCACGATCTCGGCGTCCCACACCGGCGCGTGCCCCGGGGCGAACCCACCGATCCACGCGGCAGCGAGTTGCATGAGGTCGGAGGCGAATCCCTGGACCGGTGAGTTGACGGCGCTGCGCTCGCTCCACCCGACCAGCCGGTCGTTGTAGGAGTTGATGTCCGGGAGCCGGCGAACCCGGCCGATCGGAGAGACGACCCGCCCGGTCATCCGGGCTTTCTTGATCGAGCGAAGGTGCCAGGCACCGATCCCGTCCCACATGTCGTAGAACGCCTGATGTACTGCTGCCGCCTCATCCTGCGTCATGGCCACGCCATACGCCGTTTCGGCGTAACTCTGGAAGCCACCAGGTGACATCTGATAGAGCAGCCCGAAGTTCGCGGCCTTGGCCTTCTGACGCTCCTCGGGAGTGACGTCCTCCGGCGCCTTGCCGGTCAGCCTCGCCCCGAGCAGGCGGTGAAGATCGTGACCTTGCCTGAACGCTTCCAGCATCGGCCCGCAGCGCGAGATGAACGCGGCCACCCGCAGCTCGATCTGGGAGAAGTCCAGCTCCGCGATCACGTTCCCGGCGCGGGGGACGAACGCGGGCTTGAGGCTCTTGGTCACCTGCTGCATGTTCGGGTCGCTCGACGACAGGCGACCGGTGATGACCCGGCCCGCGTGGTACGTCGCGTGGATCTTCCCAGCGGGAGTCACCTGCCCGAGCCAGCTGGTCAGGTACTCCGCGCGCTTGATCGCTCCCCTCATCTCCAGGAGATCCGTCGCCACGTCGCTCCCCGCGCGAGACTGCCGGACGAGGACCGCCTTGTCCCACTGCGGCCTGCCAGTGGCGGTGAGCCCTCCGACGATCAAGTCGCCGGCAGCCAGGGCCGCCTCGGTCCAGGCGAGGAACCACTTCGAGGTCGGAGCGAACGAGGCGGTTGCCGGGTCCATCCCGTAACGGGTGGACAGCTTGTCGATCAGCGTCCGTGAGGTGTCCTGGCACTCGGCCAGATGCTCGCGCACCCACTCGACGTCCAGCCGGAACCCGCGCTGCTCGATCGCGGTCAGGGAGCGCACGGTCGGCATGGCCACGTAGTCGGCGAGGCGCCCGATCCGCGCCAGCTCCAGGGCATCTGGGTCGTCCGGCTCCTCTGGCTCGGAGATGTTCATGAGCCAGATGTGCAGCTCGTACAGCCGATGGGTCCACGCCGTATCACGCGCGGCGTAGACCCCCAGGTCGAACATCGGCACGCGCTCAGCTGCGCCGGGCTTCGAGAGATCGAAGTCGTCCCAGCGCTGCACCCCGAAGGTGGCGGGCACGCGTTCCTTGAGTCGGGTCGACTCAGTTTCGTCGAGCAGATGGGAGGAGATCTGCGTGTCCCAGACGATAAGGGCAGACAGGTCGATCTGGGTGTGCGCGTAGATCCATTTCGCGTCGAACTTCACGTTGGCGTTGACCACGGGGCGAGCGCTGGCCGCGATCTGCTCGGCCACACGGCCGAGGGTCCGGCGCCAGCTCCCGAGCCACGGGCTGTCGGGGTGGCTCAGCGGGAGGACCCAGGTCGTCGGCTCCTCCCCCTCCTCGTCCTCCCGCGGGAGGGTGAACGAGGCGAGCACGACGCGAGCCGGATACCCGCCGTTGGTCGCTCCGCCGAACGTGGCGTAGGGGTCGAGGCCCATGGTCTCCAGGTCGACGACGACCACCGTGCAGCTCTTGATGGCGAGCTGCAGCTCGGATAGATCATCGTCCGTGAGGACCCAGCGGATCGTGTCGGGCCGGAAGGTGTCTCCCTGCCGGCGGGGGTCGAGGCGCTGGGGGGCGAGCAAGGCCATGGCTTGACTTCTCCTCTCGTCCCGGCCGGAGCCGGGCGTTCTGCTACGGGTGCTGGTGCTGCACCGCGGTCAACCAGACCTCGGCCTGCGCGTCCTCGATCCGGTGAAGGACTCGACGCACCATCTCCCGACAGGGGTTCGGGGTCGACAACACGTGGTCATGGATCCGGACCACCGCGACGCGTAGCGTTTCCGCGTCGTTCCAGTCGTTTTGCGTGATCAGCCCGAGGGTGATCAAGAGATCATCTTCACTCGGGGCCTGTCGCGGTATCCCGCGAACTACCGTGGCCGGAGCCCACAGTGGGGCACTTACTTCCGGGCTGTTGATCATGATGCACCCCTCTCGATCACGCTCTGCGGTTTCTACGTTTAGTGTAACACATAAAAACCACATAGTCACGACCCACGGGCCTGAACGAGAAAGACCGGTGGGACCGAGTAGATCAGGTCCCACCGGTCAGATCACGGGGTTGGCGGAAGTTTCTCGTCACTCCTGGTGCGGAGTGGTGCACAACGGGTCGGCGCACCAGTGCTGCCCGAGCCAATCCACCCCGCCCTCGGCGAGCAGCGCGGCGCAGGCGAGCCCACGAGCCAGGGCGTTGAACGCCCCGGCGACCGTGCCCGGCTTGCCCCCGCCGTACTGGAGGACGTCTCCCTGGGAGCCGACGATCGTAGACATGCGGCCCGCCTCTCCGATCAGCCACTCCGGGGACCGGTCTCGGAACTCCTCACGGAACAGCGGGACGGAGACGGACAGAGCTGTGATCATCAGATCCCTCTGCGCACTCACGACAGCTTCCCCTGCTTGAGCGCAGCGCGCAGACAGTCCTGGCACTGCCGGCCAGCCGGAGGCTTCCTGGCGTTGCTGACGCGGACATCTCCGAGGAAGGCGTCGTAGGTGTACCCGCACCTCGCGCGGTAGTACCGCTGGAGCCCGATGTCCTTTCGGTCGTAACGCTCTACCGACAGGTGCCACGGGGGAGCGCTCAGGTAGAGGGTTGGCCGGTACACCTCCCGCCGGAAGCGGCTCACGGGCTCAGAACGGCTTTGGGTCGGCACCTGAGGTGACCTTTCTCCTCGCAGCTGCGTGCTCACGACGGATCCCCCCGTCGGAGCACCGTGCGCAGACAGTCCTGACACTGCTGACCAGACGGCGGGCGCTTGGCGTTGCTGATCTTGATCCCACCGAGGATCCCGTCGAAGGTGTAGCCACACACGGCCTCGAAGTACCTGGCCGACTGATCGTTGGCGTAGTGCCTAGTGGCGATATGCCACCGCGGGGTGACATTTCGGAAGTCGGAGCGGTGATACCCCATCCGCCGGAACCGGCACACGGTGTCGCTCATGATCTGTCTCCTCGACCCCTCCCCCGAGAGGGAGGGGATCATGCTGGTAAGGGGGGTTATCAGTCGGAGGTCTGAGCGTTGGCCTCGCGGGAGGTGGACCACCAGGTGCAGTGCTCGATGACCTCGGCCAGCGCGCTCTGAGGCAGGGGCAGCGGGGAGAGTGCGTAGGTGACGCTCTCGACGGTCTCGGCGTGGTCGGCGCCCCAGACGCGCAGCGCAGTCTGGGCTTCGCGGACCTTGACCCAGGCGCTGCGCTCGGCGCGCAGGGCGTGGCCGCCGGCGAGCGAGAGGCGGTGGATGGTGGAGTACGAGGCGTCGAGGCCAGCAGCAGCGCGACGATCGTCGACCAGTTCCACGAGCAGGTAGGCGGCCTCGTGGCCCTCGTTGGCCGAGACCAGCGCACCGGCCAGGGCGATCAGCGGGATCTCGTACTCGGTGAGGCGCGCGGAGGTGGCAGAGGTGGCGGAGGTGGCGGTGGGGTCGCTGGCGGCCATGGTTGCTCCTCGTGGTGTGGCTTGCTGTGTGGGTCAAGTGTAACACACAACTAGAGGAGTTGACCCGGGGAGGTTCAGGAATTGGCGATGATCTCCACACGGGCCTGACCCAGCACGACGCGCTCCAGGAGCCTGTTCCACTCGACGGGACCGAGGATGTCTACCACGTCATCGGGCGTGAACGACTCGTTGAGCAGCCGGCCAACGAGGCGGGCGAGCACTCGATCGGCCGCCGCCACCTGCTCGACCCGGGGCCGGGCGGCGATGTCGACGCGGCGCCACTCGGGCAGGCCGGCCTCCTGCGCTGCGCTCCAGCTGGAGAGCCGAGCGGCCTCCGCATACTGGATCACTGCGGTCCGGTCGGGATCCCCGAGGTCTCCCCAGGCGAGGTAGTGCAGCGCGGTGTCGGGCGTGACGTCACTGGTCATCGCCAACACCAGCAGCCGAACCCACTCATCCACACCGAGCGCAGAGATCATCTCCACCGGGGTGATGATGCCTTCGGTGAAGATCGGGGCCTGGGGAGAGAGCAACCGAATAAGCACGTCAACCGCCAGCTGTCGGGCCGACTCTGCCGGAAGATCTCTGGCCTCGGGCAGCGCCCAGACCATCGGGCGAGGCTGGCCACCTGCGGCGCTCATGACGAACTCCGCCAGGGACACCTTGTCCCGATCTCCGAGGTCTGCCCAGGACAGGGAAGTCAGCGCGGCGAGCGCACCGAGAGCCGCTTCCTCCCGAGCACGACGCGCGGCCTGCTCCCGCACGAACTGGGCGAGCCGGGCGAGCCCGATCATCTCGGTATACGCCCCGGGCGAGGGTGCTACATCGAGCACAGCCCCCGGGCAGATCGACCACAGCTCAGTCGACAGGTGGTACCGGACGGCTCCGGCCCCTGGGAGCGCGGCCCCGGCCAGGAAGTACCCGCGGGGCACCGGGGATCCCTCAGCGAGTTGGGTCGTCGACTTCCACACGAGAGCCGGAGGGAGCGAGTCCGCCAGCGCCACCCACAGCGCCTCGACGTGGCGCCGGACCCCGGCTGCGGACGTGAACCCGTCCGGGTCCTTTCCGGTCACGGGGGTCACGGCCGGGGCCTTCCCCTTCTCGGAGGCCGCTCCGGCAGCTCCCGGGGTGCTCACCACCTCGGGTGCGGTCGGGGTCTCGACGATCACGGGGCGGGGAGGTTTCGGCATGGGGCAAAAGTAGACGGTCCGCCGGGGGGATGCTCCCGACGGACCGTGGTCACTGAGGATACGCGCTACGCGGTACGGGACCAGGAGGTCACCCACCACACCAGGATCTCCAGTTCTTCTTCTGAGATGTCCTTCCGATCCCCGAGATGTGCCAGGACCGTGTCCTTCGTCGCCTGGCATCTGCGGCCCCAGGCCGCAAGCTCCAGATGAGCTCGGGCAACAGCCCCGGTGGCGCTGTTGAGCGTCTCCGTCGCACTGGCGACGGCATCTCTTGCCACGATCCACTTTTTCGGGTCGCTCTTGAACCCGCCCAGATATACGAGCCGCTCGGCGGCCAGTTCCACCAGCAGAGCCGCGGCGTCCCGCCGCTGCTCGGCCAGGCGAAATTCCGCCACGAGGTGACCGAGGGTGGGGCTGGTCTGGTTCGAGTTCATGGGATCCTCCTGTTGTTGTGTAGGTCTAGTGTAACACACAACCGAGAGAATGTCTCCAGACACACGAACCCCCCGAGGTCTACCGGCCCGGGGGGTTCATTGCGGGCTCCCTCATGAGAGGGAGCGAGGTACAGCCAGGATACCTCGGTCAGCAGGTAGCCCAGTCGAGAGATGCCCGGGCAGATCCGTCCACGCTCATCTGAGCAGAGGACGATCCGGAGACCCGAGCCCCAGTGGAGAGCACCAGGTACGGACTCTCACCGCACGACGAGAACACCTGATCCTCTCCCTGAATCTCCAGGGTGCGATCCCACACCCCGAACTGCGGTCCTTCGATCTGCTCAGACTCGACGACTGCCGATCCACCCTGGAACCAGGTCAGCGTCCGGATGGTTCCGGACGAGCCCTCGGGGAGGTCGGCCAGTCCGGAGTAAGAGACCCTGGTGACGGCGTAGGAGTAGCCCTCGGGCGCGGTGACCTGCACCACGGCAGTGCAGGTCCGGGTCCTCTTCGTGGCCAGGAACCCGGAGAACTCGATATTGAGCGTGCCCCCCTCCGGGGAGATGGTGACGTCCCCAACCTGGTCAGGACACCCCGTCCCGTTGATCGTGACGAGCTGCGCCGTCACACCCTCAGGTGCGGGGACGGCCTGTGCGGTGCTGGTCGGGATGACGAGCAGGGAAGCGGCGACGCCTGCGAGGACGAGTGCCCTGACCTTGACCATGACTTCCTCCGTGCTGGGGGTTGACGGGCTATCTCTACGAGGCTACGTCACCACACCTCTCTGATCAGCATCTCTACGGCGTGAGCGTAGAAACGCTCGACCGTCATCGCCGGCGTGTGCCCGTCGTACTCCGGAGCCCGTTCCAGCTCCCGCCCCGGGCAGACCGACCACAACCGCTCGGGCAGGTGATAGGTCACCTGACCAGCGCCCGGCAGGTCCGCTCCGGTGATGAAGTAGCCCTCGTACATCGGGGTCTCGGGGTTGTCGTGCTGGCGCGACTTCCACACCAGGCCCGAGGGGAGATTCGCGGCGAGCGCGCACCACAGGGCGTGCCGGTGCTCGTACAGCTCGTTGAAGGTGTGGAACCCGTCCGACGTCTCACCAGTCACCAGCATGATCAGTCACCCCTCGTAACTCAACTGATCGAGAACAGCAGATGCTCTCTTGGCGATCGCCGTGAGGTTCCCTCCGACGGTACGGGAGTTCGCCAGGCCCTCGACGAACACCCGCAGGGTGCCCAGGTCCTCGCGCTCCTCCGGAGATACAACACTCTCCACCTCAATCATCAGCCCACCGAATGCAGTATCGACCGAGACAGCAGGGGCCGGCTCAACGTCCTCGCTCTCCCCCTCCACCCTCACGACGATTGGCGAATTGGCGGGCAGGTGGGACATCCCCAACTCCATGATCAGTTCTTCTACGGTCAGCGCTCTACCTGATGCCCTCACGGCTGATCCTTTCGGTTGACATGACGAACCCCGACCAGGATGCCTGGTCAGGGTCCACTTCTGATCTCAGTGGGATCATCCCCGCCTGCGCGGGGAAAACTTCACGTCGGTACCTCCCGATGCTCGCCGTGGGTTTCGAGCCACCGGTGAGCGGCCTTGAAGCTGGTCGGCCCGGCCATGGATCCGTTGACCCACGGCGCGCGGTGCTCGGACAGGAAGATCGAGATGATCCGGTTCCCACTGATGTGCAGGGTGACGTGCTCGATGATCGAATACGTCGAGCCAGGCCACCAGTTCCGCGGGGTGTTCGGCGGAGTGGGGACCTCGTCACGGTTGCGGGGGTGCATGAACTGCACCGACCCGATCCGGGGGTCCAGCTCCTGGACCACCCACCCGCCCTCAGCGAGAGCGTCCAGGAGCCGGACCGAGTAGCTGTGCCCGGAGACGTGCTCGCGGACCTTGGCCATGATCGAAATCTGTGCTGGGTCGGTCATCACTCCCCCGGCTCCGGCCAGTTCTGGGTGCAGATCTCGCACAGGTGATAGTTCGGGTTGTCCGCCAGCGCCGGGCTGGGAAGGTTGATCGGGTGCTCGGTGCTGGTGATCCATTCCCTGGGGAAACACAACGCGTCGTCGTGAGCGTAGAAATCACCGGAGCGCCAGGCCCACACCCGGCCGAACCGGTCGGTGATGTCGGGATGCCCGGCGCGCTCGGTCTCGGCGATCTGCTCGCGGAGCCAGGTCCACTCGGAGATCAGTCGAGCCATTGTGATCATGGTCATGGGATCCTCCTCAGCGGGTGACGCAGGTGCGGGGTGGCCGCGTAGTACTCCTGCTCAGCCACCTCGATCTCCTCGGCAAGGTCTATCCGCGGACCCTGGATAGCGTCGGAGTAGGCATGCTGCGCCCCGGCGATCGCCTCGTGACGAGCGCGGTTGGCGGCGACGAGGGCATCGAGGTAGACGCCCTCGGCCTCGTAGATGACGGCGTCACGGGTGATGCGAGCCGACCTCGCTGCGTCGTCGTACGCCTGCTGGGCGGCCTGGCACTTAGCACGCATCCGCTCCTCAGCGGTGGTGTTCTCACGCATGATGACTACCCCTCTCTCAAGGAGAAACCCCCTTGTGTGTAGGTCCAGTGTAACACACAAGGGGGTTCCGGTGGGGTCTGGCTACAGCCACGCCGACAGAGCGGCGTGGTAAAAGTAGCCAGACCAGAAGTTGGCGAACGCGCGGTCTTCGTCCGCAAGTTCGCGCGTGGCGCTGATCTTCCGCTGAGCGTTAGCCACAGCCTCGGAGTCAGAGACGTTGAACCGAACGATCTCTCGCTCGGTCCCGTCCTCGAACAAGATCACATCAGGACCAACCTGCTGGATCAGATAGCGATCGCTGGGAAGTCGTGCCATATCAAGCCTCCAATGGCTGGAACGACTCTGGGATGATCTCCAGTCCGTTCGCCGGTGGGTTGATCTCGTACCAGTACGAGATCTCGTACTGACCTGCGGGCAGGGTGTACGGATCAGGGCTCGTCGTCTCGAATCCGTCCTCAGTAAGTACCCGGGCCACGGCGCAGTCATAGTCCTGCACCCCCTCCCAGGGATCCCCCAGCTCACAGGATTCGTGCTCGACCCAGATCTCGGTGATCTCTGGATCCCCCTGGACCCTGGGCGGGAATTTCTGGACCTGAACCCAGTGTCGAGAACTCAGCTCGACCTCTGGCGCCGGGGCGGTGTCACCGGTCTCGTCCTCCGCCGGAGTCGGAAGAAGTCTCGCCTCGTACAGCCGATACGTCGTGGTCACCACGACGTAGCTGATCAGAGCGAACATCAGGGGGATTCCAAGAACCATCCCCACGATCTTGACAATATCCATGATCAATCCTCCAGGTCGATGCCCGCATCAGCGATCTGCTGAGCGAGCGGATCCGGGAGCAACCGATCGTGCACCCGGTGCACTGTGGTGCTGAAGGCGGAAGCAGCTCGAACCGAGCCGACGACAGCCCGGCGCGGCATGGTGAGCGTCGAGCGTCTGGCGGGTGCCGGGGCTTCCCCCGTTGGGTGAGCCATCTCGATAGCTGCGTCCTGCATCGCTCCCGGAGCGATCGACGTGGTCTCCCGTCGGGGGCGAGCCGTTGCGCTCGCCCCGAGGGAGGCGGACCCCTTGCCCTTGACCGCGGTGCGGGGGCGGGGCGTGGTCCGGACCGGTGCCGGCGGGGTGCTGTGCGTCGCGTTCCACCAGAACGCGACCAGGAGCGGAACGAGCACCGGCACCGCAGGGAAGGACAGGAACGAGGAGACGATCTGTCGGAGCCCGTCCCCCACGATCAGTGCGGAGGTGAGCATCCCGGCGGCGTAGAACGGGAGCCACCCGGAGACCCTGGGGATGATGCTCAGCTGGGCTCTGCGAGCTGGACGGCGGGAGCGGGAGCGGCGACGCTTACTCATCTTGTTCCCCCCGATTCAGTGCTTCGCCGGGTAGATCATGCGAAGCCACTCGACCAACGCGAGATCCTGCATGTTCATCGTGCTGCCCTCCGATCGAATCCGGACCAGAAGGTGGTCCCGGCGTCCGCGCGACACCTGGCCTGGGACTTTCTCTTCTCCCGCCTCTTGGCCGCGTTGATCTCGTCTGCGGTGTGACCACCCCAGACTCCGTCTGAGACGCCGATGGTCATGGCCCAGCGCAGGCACTCCATGTGCACTGGGCACCGGGCGCACACGGCCTTGGCGTCCTCGATTTGTAGGAGAGAGGGGCCGGCAGACCCCAACGGGAAGAACAGCTCGGGGTCTTCGTCGAGACACGCTGCCCGGGAGCGCCAGTCACCAGAACTGGCACGCGGGGCGGTCCCGTAGCTCCCGAGCCGGGAGTTCGAGTTTCGGTTGGTCATGATCCCCGCCTCTCAGGGAATCCGGGCAAGGCCACCCCCTCGGGGCTGTGGACCAAGGGGGTGGCCTTGCGCTTAGGAGATCTCGGCGCGGACAGCGCCGAGAGCCGTTGCGATCTCGGTCGCGGTGTCCCCGGACCCGGTGAGCGCAGAGACGAACTTCGCGCGGGGTGGACCGCTCACCTCGTCGGCCGTGAGGCCGAGTAGTTCCAGCTCCCAGTCCGCTAAGACGTAGTCCTCCGCGGGAACACTCTGCTGCTCAGTCATGGTCTTTCCTCTCGTTTCGGACTTCCACGACCACCCCCAGCTGACTGGGGATGATCGAAGCAGTCCGATCAGTACCTGCACAGCTCGTCGTACTCGACCCCCCAGTTGTTTCCACCTGGGAAAGCGAACTGGAGATCGACCAGGAAGTTCTCGGAGATGTGTAGGTACATCGCGGTAATGGGGTCCACGATGTAAACCGTTTCAAGATCCATATCGGTGTTCCCCTCGGAGTACCGGGGGGAACCGCCGAGGCGGGAGAGATCGAACTCGACGTGGCGGACGCCCGTCGGGTCGAGGCTCTCCGCGTAGTTCTTCTGTACCCCCAGGACCTTCCCGCTCCGGGGAAGGAAGACACCCAGCGATCGGATCTTGACCGCTGTCGGGGACAGATTCACGTACCGCTGGCCGTCGACGACGACGCCAGCAAGTCCATCAGTTCCAATCTCAGTAGGTCTGTTGATCATGATATTTCCCTCCGCGGTGCCGGTGTGTGTAGGTCTAGTGTAACACATAACTAGCGTGGAGGGGGAGATCTCCAGAACAATCTCACGACCGCCATGAGCACTCCCGGCACCGCCAGGATGAAGATCGCGAGCCCGGCGAGACGCAGAACCGGAGCCACTGTGGGGCTGTCTACGTAGATCGAAAACACGAGTAGGTAGTTGGCCAGCAGCATGGCCACGAGCCACATACGGCCGCGGTACGAGGCCGGAGCTGGCCGCTTCCGGCCGTTGTGCGGAGCGTTCATGGTGACCTCCGATCTTGTGCACGGGCTTGTGCGAGCGTTGTGCAGAAGTGCTTGCACAAGCCTCTGACCTGTAGACACTCGCGCCGGTGCATCAGTCATGTGCATCAGCGCGCAAGTGATCTTGATCGAGTACCGATAACCCCGGTACTCCGTGTGGGTAGTCCACTCTGTGGAGTTGTCAAGGATCAAGGGTGAGGGGGGAGTGAGGAGAGCGGGTGATGAGCCGCTCCCAGGTCAGTCCCTCATGACCCTGGCCGTCTGGCCTCGTTCTGTGTTCGTGGTACCAATGTATTACACAACTTGGATGAGCACCACCCCTGAGAGCAAGATTTTTTCCTCTCCGCAGCTACGCAGCTCAACGCGTAAAGCGCTCGGCCAGCGCTCGGCCAGCGCTCGGCCGACTGGGGCCGGGGGAGTGGCTGCCGACCCCGCTCTCGCGCGCTCCCCTGCTCTCTCGCGTACGCGTGCGTGCGTGCGTGCGTGCGGGCATGCGACAGGCTCTCGCCTGACGTGGGCGAGAGCCTGGTGTGCTGCTGGGCTGGCAGTGGCATGTCTGACCGCCAACCCGCTACAGCGGGTTGAGCTTAGCACACACCGCCTTAGCGGGCGAAATGCCCGACTCGGCGCTCAGCCTGGCCCTCTGGCCCTGCTTTCCGATCATGAAACAGGGGCAGGAAAGCGGTTACTGATCTCTAAAGTGGTAGGACAGTCCTACTGTCCTACCGGGCTCTCGGGAAATTTTTTGAATGTGGATCTTGTGACGAGTCATCACTCTCTGTCATATATAATGGTCAGAAAGATGAGAAATTTCACTCGCGCATAGATGATCAACAATTTTTTTCGAGAGACCGGTAGGACAGTAGGACTGTCCTATCGTCCTACCATGATCACCGTTTCCCGCCGGGTGGGGGAAAGTGATCACTTTCCCGCCCACCCGCGGCAGGGCCTGACGATGTGCGCCCGCGCGCGAGCGCGCGCCGGGACGGGGCGTGGCGTCGGCGGGGGTGCGCCTGGTGCGCAAGTGCCGCTGGCTGGCCGGAGGATGCCCGGAGACTGGACAGAAGTCTTTCCGGGTGCAACCACCCAGCACGGTGGATTGATGCCTGTACGGGGCACACAGAGCCTCACAGGCGGGGGTCGGGCGGCGCAGGGAGGTCGGTCGGCCCGCGCTGAGCTGGTTGCGTAGTTATTGCGTGTTACGCTGAGACTTCACACACCCACGCACACACCCGCATCTGCGCAGAGGGGATCATCACCATGACTACCGCCTCCACGACCGCCAGGACTGCCCCGACCCGTTCTACCAGCACGTCCGTCTGGCGGGCCCTCAGCGCCGACCAGAGCCTGTCGCAGGCGCTGGCCTCGTGGTTCTCCGCGGAGATGGCGCCGGTGCGCTACAGGTACCGGCGCGGGGAGTACGGCCGGGCGATCGCCGACCTCTGGCGCGAGTGGGAGCGCACCGGCCGGATCAAGAACGACCCCTACGGCTGTCAGATCGACCACG